TTGGCAGTCTCATTGATACATAATAACACGGGGGTTGACAACAGTTAGTCTCCGTGATATTATGTGGGAGAGTAACACCGTGGACCACAGTTGTTCGCGGTTCGTTGTTATCGTGGCGGGGCGCGTCGCCGCCGTATATAAAAACGACTAACTACCCTAACCTACAGAGGTGACAGATCGACCTCGATATATAATGCGAAAGTCAAATTCATAATTGGAAAAAAAATTTCTCGCAAAAAATTTTTATGGAAAAGGTTTATCACATCTACGCAAAAAAAGAGTGTTTATATAACAATCTATCAAGAGAAGAATTTAATAATACATGGAAAACCCTCAAGGGAATGGTTGGTCTAATGAAGACTGATTATGACCTTGAGGATTTGTCTTATGAGGAATGCAATCGCCCCCTTGGAGTTCGTTCGGGTAATACGCCAGACCCAGAAGGTTGTGATAGTTATTGACATCATACATACACCGTACTATAATTGAACTGAAGCAATTCAAAAAACATGGCTAAAGGATTTACTGTAAAAGCGAATGCGCCCAAGAAGACTCAAGCACCTGAGTGGGACATTGCGGCAATTAAAGAAAGAATGAAAGGTAAGACAATTGTATTTTGTCTACCTGGTCGCGGATGTTCTTATATCTTCTTGAAGAACTTCGTACAACTGTGCTTTGATATGGTACAGAATGGAATGAGTATTCAGATCAGTCAAGATTACTCTTCTATGGTTAACTTTGCACGTTGTAAGTGTCTGGGTGCAAATGTGTTGCGTGGACCTAATCAGATTCCTTGGGACGGTAAACTGCAGTATGACTACCAACTGTGGATTGACTCAGATATCGTGTTCGATACGAGTAAGTTCTGGCAACTCTGTGATATGGCAATTGCTGCCGATGGTGCAGAGAGGGAAGTAGTTGCTGGATGGTATGCCACTGAAGATGGACACACGACTTCTGTTGCACATTGGCTTGAGGAGGATGATTTCCGTAAGAATGGTGGAGTGATGAATCACGAAACTGTCGAATCCATTCAGAAGCGTAAGAAACCTTTTACTGTTGATTACACTGGATTTGGATGGGTATTGATCAAGAAGGGTGTATTTGAGAATCTGGAATACCCTTGGTTTGCTCCTAAGATGCAAGTCTTTGAGAGTGGAAATGTACAGGACATGTGTGGTGAGGATGTCTCATTCTGTCTTGATGCCAAGGAGAAAGGATTTGAAATCTGGTGCGATCCTCGGATTAGAGTCGGTCACGAAAAAACTCGTGTTATTTGAGGTACTGAACTATGATGATGAAAGGCGGTAATTACATTAAGGGCACACCGAAAAAAACTCGCCAAGGAAACTCGCAGTATACATTACTTTCTGCGACTTCTCGTAATAAAGCAAAAAAGAAGTATCGTGGGCAGGGTAAATAGACGTAGATACATTAATTTACAATGTCTGCTCTTATTTGCAATCTCCCCTCGGTTGAGGTCTGGGTACGTAAAGAATATTTGACTGATCACCAAAGTGGTCATGGCGAATTTGTTAAAGGCGTCTGGGTATCGTGTAAGTCGATTCCTGGGCGCACTTTTTATTTTGAAACATACCTACCTGAATATGCTGCAATGTACGACAAGTTGCCTATCAGCGCCTTCGTCTCGGCACCAGAGACTCCTAGTCCTGATATGAACTTACCTAACCTACAATTTTGGAATTGTATGGACTATGGTGTTGTTGCAGTAACGAAACAATTCATTGGTTCAATGGACTATGAGTTGTATACTCGCGACTTTGGTATTCAAAAAGGTACATATATTTGTACGATAGACAATTATCATCAGGATCCTGAGGTAGTTGACTATGCTACAAGTGAAAATCCTGCTGAACATAAGTCTCATAATCTAATTGAACTAGAAAATGGGCAATATGCATTATATCCAAACAATAGAATGCGTATCTATGATAACAGCTTGACGCCTGTTGATCCAAAAATGCCCGATTTTAAGGTATCAACGCAATATTATCAAGTTGAAAATGGGTTTGAACGTCTCGGTATGGGTCGTGAAGACGAATATTTTTGGAAAACAGCTAAAGAACGTGAAGATTCACCCAAAAAAGAGGAAAAAATCGATGACTGAAAACCTTTATCCCAATACAGATAGTAAATTTATGCGTGAAGTATGGGGCACAACCGAACTAATCACTGATTGTTGGCAAAAACCGAAGAAAAAAGTGCTACAAGAGATTGAAAATGACGATTTGACCGAAAATTCGGAAAAATCTGACTTTGATAACGAAATATTTGATCCGAATCCCTAATAAATAAAATATAATCGCTATATTCGTGTGCCGATACAACGGGTAAGTCAAGGTTTTAGGGATATAAGTATGACATTTCAGAGAAATCCTCTGAATGACGACCTTGTGGTGTTAAAAAATGCCACCGCTATTGCCCGTTCGGTAAAAAATATCGTATTTACGCAACCTGGAGAGAAATTTTTCGATGAGGACTTCGGTTCTCGGGTCTCCAGGTTTTTGTTTGAGAATATTGACCCTGTTACTGCCTCTAATATTAGAGATGAAATTGTTCAATCCATTTTGAACTATGAACCAAGAGTGACATTGACCGATGTACGGGTTGTTCCTGATTATGATGGAAATGCTATGAATGCAACTATACAATATAGTATCATTGGTGCAGATATCCCACCACAGTCGTTAGATCTTGTTTTGCTTCCAACCAGGTAAAAAATGCCACTATCTAATTTCACTAACCTGGACTTTAATCAGGTTAAATCAACACTTAGAGAATATCTAAAAGAAAATTCTAGTTTCACCGACTATGATTTTGAGGGATCCAACCTTTCGACGATCCTTGACGTTTTGGCATACAATACCTACATCACTTCGTATAACGCAAACATGGTTGCGAACGAAGTTTTTATTGATAGTGCGACCTTAAGAGAAAATGTAGTCTCTTTAGCAAGAAATATTGGTTATACACCAAAATCACGCAAAGCTGCCCGTGCTACCATCACATTTTTTATTAACACTGGTGATATTTCACCTGCACCAGCAACTATTACTCTCCAAAAAGGAGTTGTAGCAAGTTCCTCTAGTTCTTTTGGTTCACAATCATTCGTTTTCTCGATTTTAGAAGATATAACTGTTCCCGTTGTTGATAATACTGCACAATTTAATAATATTCCAGTTTATGAGGGTAATTTAGTAACATCCAACTTTACTTACAACGCAAGAAATCCAGAACAGAAGTTTATTTTGGATAATATTGGCATTGACTCTGAATTGATGACGGTTACTGTTAAACCAAATCAACAATCTTCCAGAAGTGTAAAATATAGTCTTCAGGATAGTTTGTTTGATATTGACGGAGACTCAAAAGTATACTTTATTCAAGAAGTTGATGATGAAAGATATCAAGTCATCTTTGGAGACAATATTTTTGGTAAAAAACTTGAAGATAATAATTTTATTGAAGTAAATTATATCACCTCTAGTGGTGATGCTGCAAATGGCGTCAATAACTTCAAATTTTCTGGAAGACTTTCTTATAACCGCAATTCTCAAACTTATATTGTTACTTCTGGTATTTCTGCACTTACAACGGGGATTGTTGCATCTGGTGGAGAGTCAATTGAAGGTGTTGAGTCAATTAAGAAGTTTGCGCCTCGCATTTATGCTTCTCAAAACAGAGCATTGACCGCAAATGACTATGAAACACTAATTCCAGCAAAAATTTACCCAGAAACTGAATCTATCTCTGTTTTTGGTGGGGAAGAGTTAGTTCCACCTCAATATGGTAAGGTTTTTATTAGTATCAAACCTAGATTTGGTGATTTTCTACCAAATTTAATGAAAGAGAATATAAAACTCAAATTAAAGAAATATGCCGTCGCTGGAATTGTTCCAGAAATTCTAGATCTCAAATATCTTTACTTAGAAATTGATAGTAAGGTTTATTATAACTCAAACCTCGCTCCTTCGGCAGCAGCAGTCTCTACTATCGTTCAGAATAATGCAAATAAGTATGCTGAGTCTTCTGAAATGAATAAGTATGGTGCTAGGTTTAAATATAGTAAATTCTTGAAAATCGTTGATGATAGTCATGAAGCAGTTACCTCTAACATCACTACAGTGAAAATGAGAAGAGATTTGAGAGTTGTGACTAATTCATTTGCAGAATATTCTATTGGATTTGGTAATGAGTTCCATATTAAAAGTATGGATGGTTTTAACATCAAATCTTCTGGATTTACCGTTGCAGGAATTAATGAGGTAGTTTACCTGGGTGATGTTCCTGATACAAATCGGGTTACAGGCACAGTATTCTTATTCACTGTTCCAAATGTAGGTTCTCAATCTCCTACTATTTTAAGAAGGAATGCTGGAACAATTAATTACATTTCTGGAATTGTAACCCTCAATCCCATCAACGTTTTAACTGCAAAAGATAAGGATGGAATTCCTATTATTGAAATTGAAGCATCTCCACACTCTAATGATGTTATCGGATTACAGGATCTTTATTTGCAACTAGATATAGGAGGTAGTAATTTTGAAATGATTGTTGATGAAATCTCCTCTGGATTGGATCCATCAGCATCCAATTACATCGTATCCTCTAGTTACGCTAATGGCAATCTGGTGAGGGCAGGTGGTAGTATAACCACCACAAGCGGCGTACAGGGGACTACAGGCACCACTGGTGGCACATCTGTCACAACCACTACAGGCACCAGCAGCGGAACATCTTATTCAACACCTACTACTACAACTACATCCACATCTGGATCTTCAGGTTCAAGTTCTTCATACTAAGACGATAAATCAATAAAATGTCAAAAAACAGAGTCCAACTCAACAGTGTTGTTTCTAGTCAACTTCCTCAGTATGTTCAGGAAGATTATCCTTTAGTATCCAGTTTTTTAAAGCAGTACTATCTTGGACAGGAATACCAGAGTGGACCTGTTGATCTGATTCAAAATATTGACGAGTATATTAAATTAGACACTACAACAAATTTAGTTGAATCTGTTGTACTTCAATCTGATACTAACTTTTACGATAAAACAATTAAAGTAGATCCGGGTAAGTCTCCTAGTGGAACTATTGGATTTCCTGATTCGTATGGACTATTAAAAATTGATAATGAAATTATAACTTACAGGGATAAAACTGAGTTTTCGTTTACTGGATGTAGAAGAGGATTTGTTGGTATTTCATCTTACAAGGATGTAATTAACAATGCAGAGTTAGTATTTGAAGAAAGCGAATCTGATGATCATAAAGCTGGTGCTTCAATCGAAAACTTAAGCATTTTATTTCTAAAAGAGTTTTTATTAAAAACAAAAAATCAAATTCTTCCTGGATTGGAGAATAGAACCTTAGATGAGGATCTAAATCAAAATATCTTCCTAAAGCAGTCTAAAGATTTCTATCTCAGCAAAGGCACAGATCAATCGTTTGAAATCCTGTTTAGAGCTTTATATAATAAGGATGTAAAAGTCATTAGACCATCTGAGTTTTTGTTTACCCCGTCTAATGCAAGATATGAAATTGTTAACCAACTAATCGTAGAACCCATTGAAGGTAATCCTGATAATCTTGATGGTGCAACTTTATATCAAGATGCGTATAAATTTGATAAAAATATTAATCGATCATACGCACCAATTACCTCTGTGGAGAGGATTGAGGTAGGATATGGTAAAACTTATTATAAGTTAAATTTTGATGGTGGGTATAATAGAGATATTATCGTAGATGGAACTGAATACGGTAAATTTAAGATAGAACCCTCTACAAAGATAATTGGAGCAGTATCTTCTGGTTCTACTATTGTTGATGTTGATTCCACTGTTGGATTTGGGACCACAGGTGAACTCTATGTTACGTACACTGATACTACGACAGGTGTAGTATCTTATACCTCAAAATCTTTAACTCAATTTTTTGGTATTACAAATTTAACTAAAAACATTGCAGATACAACTACTGTTGGTATCAATACTTTTGCATATGGTAGATCTAAACTTGATCAAAATGAAATAATCAAAGTAAGAGTATCATCTGTATATAATTCAATTGATATTCCCGAAAACACCACATCCTTTAAAAAGGGGACAACTGCAAATGTAACCACTTATGGGTTTAGTGAAGATAATTTTAAAACAGATAAGTGGGAATATAATGTATCACCTTGCTATAGTGTAGAAAAAGTAGAATTACTTGATTCTTCCGATTCAACTTATAGTATTACTTTAGAATCTAAACATTACTTAAAAATAGGTAATAATATTACTATTATCTTGAAAAACGAAAATAGACTGGATTCTAAGGTAATTGGTATTGATAATGAAAAAAGTTTTAGAATCATTGGTCAAGGCATTCTTGATGTAAATGGCGTCTCTCACGTTCAAAGAAAAATTCAAAAAGGAGAATCAAACACTTTTTCAAATATTAGTGATTTCTCCACCGGAGTTGATAATGTATATAAAAATAATGATGGTGATTATATTGTATCCACACCCTCAATTCCAAATTATAATTCTCAACCAATTGAAGTAAAACAAAGAAAAATTACTTTTTCTGGAACTTTTTCTGGCACTGAATTTGAAATAACTCCTGGTGTAGAGCATGGATATTACACTGGAGAGTCAGTATATTATGAAGCTAGATTAGTCAGTCAAACATTTATTAAGGATGATGGATCTGTAGGGACCAGACTTGTTAGAGATACTGCACTATTTGCAGATGGTTTATATTTTGTTAAAAGAGTGGATGGATTTACTTTAAAGTTCGCAAAGAGTAGAGAAGATATTTACAATGACAAATATTTAAGTGTAAATTCTGCAGTTACCATTACTGATAGTATTATTCAACCATATGAATATTTCTCTAAAACATTAAAACCACAGAAGTTAGTTAGAAAAATCTCTGAACCAAAAGAACAAGGAACTAAAACTTCAACAAAACCAGGTTCTACAGGGATTCTTGTAAATGGAGTTGAAATCCTCAACTATAAATCTAAGGATACTATTAAGTATGGATCCATTCAGAGTATTGATGTTTTATCTCCGACTAATGGTGTTGATGTAATAAATGTTCCAAATCTGATTATTAGCGATGCTGTTGGAACTGGTGCGACTGGTCACGTCGCTGTGTCTGGATCTTTAAGAGAAGTTAGAGTTCTTGATGGTGGATTTGACTATCTACATACACCAACCTTGAAGATTGCTGGTGGCAATGGTCAGGGTGCATTTGGTACAGTTAACATGAAGTTAATTAACCACGCGCCCAAATTCTTTGCAGACGAAGCATCTGCTAATGTTTCTCTAACTGATGATACAATTGGATTCTCAACTTTTCACAAATTTAGGAATGCAGAGCAAGTTCAATATCAAACTTTCAATGAAGATTGTGTTGTTGGATTAGATACAAGTTCATTATACTTCCTGTCGGTAATTAATAATACAACAGTTAGATTGCACCCAACACAAGCAGACGCTATATCTGGTATCAATACTATCTCTTTAACTGGATTTGGTGTTGGTAAGCACGCACTTCAAAGCGTAAACAAAAAATCGATTGTATCTTCTATCACAGTTGTTAATGGTGGAAGTGGATATGAGACCAAGAAGAGAACTGCACCTACAACAGGGATTAACACATCCTCAAATATAATCACAATTGGTAATCATGATTATAAGAGCGGTGAAATAGTTAAGTATAGTGTAGTCGGAACTGTTGCTGAAGGACTGACTAATAATACTGAATATTATATAACCTCAGTAAATAAGGATTCTTTTAAGTTATCTGTAGTTGGAGTCAGTTCTGATAAAGAGTTCTTCTATAGAACCAAGCAATATACGGATATTAACTCTGTTGGCGTGGGAACTCATATCTTTAATTATCCAGAAATTACTGCAACTTTAGTTGGAGAGGTCGGTATTTCTTCTGTCGGCACACAAGAATTTAAAGCATCAATTCAACCCATTGTCAGAGGAGAAATAACATCTGTTCATTTAGAAAATCAAGGTGTTGGTTATGGATCCTCTGAAATTTTAAACTTTGACCGGCAACCCACTATTACAATTAGTAGTGGAAAAAATGCTCAGGTAAAACCCATTATTAGTAATGGTAGAATTCAACAGGTTATCATTCTTAATGGTGGAACTGGATATCTTTCTGCTCCCAATTTAAGAATAGTTGGATCTGGTATTGGGGCAGTGTTAGTTCCAATTACTTCTAATGGTGTTCTAACTGAAGTAAAAGTTCTTGAAGAGGGTGGAGGATATGATGTTGATGACACTAGTGTTTTAGTTGAAACTGAATTTGATTCTGAATTGCAACCAGAATTTTATTCAAATCTTAAAACTTGGAGAGTAAACCTCTTTGAAAAGACTTCGCCATTTTTTACTAAAGATGATGGTGTTATTACTGCTGGAAATAATGAACTTCAATATTCTCATCTTTATGCACCTAGAGTCTTAAGAGAATCTAGTTACGTTGTTGATGCTGAAGCAAATACAATTTATGGTCAAAGTGATCTTAGTAAAGTTAGTGGTATTGAAGTGGATTCTGATCAGCATTCTCCAATCTTGGGATTTGCTTATGATGGAAATCCGATTTATGGTCCATATGGATATACCACCAGAATTGGTGGTGCAGTAACACAAATGAAATCTGGATATTCCCTCAATATCAAGAGTGGAAGACCACCTTTATCAAAATTCCCTGAAGGATTTTTTGTAAATGATTATACTCATACAAACGTTACGGACTCAACCATTCTTGATGAAAATAATGGAAGATTTGGTGTAACTCCTGAATATCCAAATGGAACTTATGCTTACTTTATGACAGTCAATAATCTGCAGACTGAAGATTCTGGCATTTTTGAAAAGTATAAAAAACCCGTCTTTCCTTACATAATTGGTGAAAATTATAACTCTATTCCAAATGT